CATACCAGGAGATTCTCCACGTTTTAGGGCAAAGTTCGCGCTTCCTATAGTTATCTGTCCATCTACATAACTTGCCCAACCGGTGTTCGTTGCTAAGTCTAAACTGAGTATTATCATGTCCGTATCGTTAGTTCAAGTTTAAAGTTACTTCCCAGATTCTGAACTCGTTCTCCCTTAACATTGATTGAAAGTGATACATCTCGAATGTGTCTCGAAAGTCTTTCTTCCATAAACTTGCTTTTTTCAACTTATACTTTTTGGTCTTGTAATATGGCAGGTGGACAAGTGGTAGATTACGTCTTATAATTCTATCACCCTCTTTAGACTCAATACGATCCCTGACCTTACCTTCTCCCAAATCTCCTCTTAGGTAAGCGAGCGCAAGAGACTTGGTACTCTTTGCAGGATCAGCTACACCTTTGATTCCGTGTACGTTATCAGTATTGCATCCACCTATCGCTTTTGCGTTAGACCATTTGTCAGGAGTAATATTGTATTTCTTTAAAAACTTATCTTTGTCCATAATATCCCGAGTATGTAGACTGTAAATCTTTAGGTCATACATCAAGAGTTGATACATGTCTTGATCGGAAGTCACCATTAAATAGGAATTATCAGGATTGTTTTTGATTACCGATGCCATGATATCATCACTCTCAACTCCTCTCTGTCTGAAATTATTAACAAAGCCCATGTGAGGTAAGACTGTAGAACGAATCTCAGCAAATTGATTTATGGTTATATGATCAAACTCTTTTTCCTCGGCAGTCTTGTCCTTATTTATCCTGTTTGCTTTGTACTCAGGATACGAATCTCTACGATATGATTCATTGCTATCCCAACAGAATATCCAGTCGTCTATGTTAGGAAAGCGTTTGCAGATCATCAATAGTTGTTTAAGAAAACCAAAGATAACTTCAACATGGAGAGACTCGGACATCAAGTCTACGTCATGCATTCCGTATCTAACTTTGTGACATATATAATTACAATCAAGAACCAGTTTCATTTAGAAGCGCCTTTTTCGATTGATCTTGACACTATCTTCTCTCATTAACCAAGCTTTGCCTGTGTGAAACCTGAGTTCTTCCTCAAGCGCATTTCGTTCGACATGTGCAATCAGAGTTTCAATCGTACCTTTACATCCAAGATGGTGTGCGTCAACTGTTCTTTTTTCGATAGGCCAGTATTCCTGTTCAATCAAGAACTCAAGACATGAACGGATGTCATCGATACCGTAATCGTAGTAGATAGGGAAGGACACTTCCCTTACTTTCCCTGTTATCTTGTTCTTTTTGATTTTGACGGTTGAATCGACACCAATTTCTAATCCGCTGTTACTGTAGGTATCTTGCACTCTCATCCACAACTCATGAGAAGCGGCAAACTTGGGAGCGTTACCACCGCGTCTGGTTTTGGAAACAAACTGAGCATTGATCGCGTCTATCGTTTGGAAAATTACGATGAACAACGAACCAGTATCGGCGAGCTCCCGTCTGCAACGTCTGAAGACCTCAGCGAATACTCTGACCTTTTCTGTCTTGTACCCACCTTTACTGGTTTGTTCTTTTTTGGTTAACTTCTCACCGTAAGTCTTTTTACGTGTAACCTCTGCTCGTTCTCGTTCTGCATCCTCTGATAGAAAATCGTAGCTGTCGAGGATATAGATGAAAGGTTTCCCCTTGTTCAAAGCGTAAACCATATGTCCATAAAATTGTTGGACAGTATCACTCGATATCATATTGACACGGTTTACGAACTTTTTTCCAAAAAGCTTTTCAGCATTAAAAGCAAAGGCGGCTTCTGCATCGTCATAATGAAGGTCATATTCATCAAATCGTGGAAGCGCACATGCCTCTGCAAGACTGGTCAGCATAAGAAAGGACTTGCCTGAAGAACTGTCGCCAATACCAATGACAACAGTTCCTAAAGCAAAACCACCAGAAGGATTATCACTACAGGCACAATTCAGCAGAGTTGCGCCTGTAGGTAATAAGTCTTTAGTAGCGTTAGAGTAAAGAACCTCTGGGGGTTCTTCTGCGTCTTTTTCAATAGTCCCAGTAATTTGAGAACTGTAGTCTACCACTGCCTCATCTTTGGGACTTCTTTTTATAATCTTTCCCATTTACCTTTTCACCAATTTGCCCGTTGATTTTGAAACTTCTTTTTTCGATATACTGGCAGCATTAGCCTCAGAACACGCTTCCCAGATATCACAATCATCACATTCATCCAACATTTCAATCGATTCGCCGAAGACGCCACCGAGTTCAGCAGCAGGACAAACAAGTGTTGTAGTAGACTTAGGCTTAACGGGTTTCGGCTGGGGTTTCGGTATGATCTTTGGTTTGACAGTCTTTGGTGGGACTACTGCACGTTCGATACCTTCAATGCCACCATGTCCTACTGCACACACTCTTCCTGAAACGGTATCATACACATCCTCACCGCAATGTTCACAAATAAAACCTTCGACCAAAACAGCTTCTTCATATCCTTCTTCTTCAGGTAGAGGATCGACTTCGGGTTCGGGGGGTGGAAGGGCTTCAGGTTTTTGTGTAGCTGGGTGTGGGATTTCCTGCTCTTTCGCTTCCCGCACACGTTCAAGAGCAGTTTTCTTAGGCAATCGATCTTCTGTAGAACGTGGTTTTTCCTCTGATTGCTCAGGCGGTTGAGAAGTCCCGAAAAAAGCACGACTAACTTCCTCATCGGTAGGATGCATTTTGATAACTTCGTCAAGAGCGAAGCTTTGCTCAAGGATGTGATCGGGTATTTTGGGGTGTTCTCTCTGAAGTAGTTGAAAAGCGGTATATTCAATGCTGTCTACGCTTTTCCCTTGATCACCTTCAAAAGAACCAGTTTTACCAATAGTCCAATAAACGTGATTGCCGTGATCATAATGAGTCCAGTCTGTAAAACCCCCACCTCGAGGCTTTTTTGCAATCTCTGCGACCTTCTTCTCAAAAAAGAAGTGAGCGACTTCAAATATTTGAAGTCCTTTTTCAATCTGATCCTCGTTATCGTGACACCAAATTAGATATGCACACCTACGCGAAGCTTTGATCGCTCTGTATTGCTTTTTATCCTCAATGAAGTGTTGTTTCATGTAGGTACAGATGGGGTCAGGAGATTTCCAAGTCTGCGCTTTACAAACAAAGAAGTCATTCATTGATCCGATACGTTGATGTGCCCAAAAGTCTACTTTGTACGTAAGTACTCCTTCTGGTTTGTTGGGGTGTTGTCTTCCCGCATAAAAAGGGATGACATCTATCACATGTTCACCGACATCAGGACGCCAAATATCGATTTTTAATTCTTTAATCAGGTCCATATCAAAAACTGAACCGACAGCAAAACCTCTATCGTCCTTACTCGCATATGATTCCTCATATTCTTTTTGAAGTTCAGCCGCTATCCCTTGAGCATGTTGTCTAAATCCTTTGATACGTGTAGGCAGTCCCATGTTCTCATTACCTCCTTACGAGTTTTTTAGGTATTCTGTTTGTTTCCCCCAATGATTCTTCCTGAGCTTTGGTCATTTCTTTCTGAGACTTTTCCTTGAACTCTGGAACATCATAGGGAGTGCTAAAATAATCCTGAGCATAAAGCTTCTGCTCTATGTCAAGCATTGACCTCTTGTGTTCGAACGAGCGCATAGCAATGTATAGCATGTTGACTTCGCTTTCCGCTTTTAGGTATAGGTTTTTTGCTTCGATGTAGTGTGGGTCGGTACGGTAGAACGCTTCATATTGTATGGCGGTAGGTTCTTTAACGAAATCATAGTCACGATAGTTTATCCTGAGTTCTTTAATGATATTGCTTCGAGCAATCTTGACCTGTTCATGTAATCTGTCCCTACGTTTGGAAGCTATTGCCCAACGCTTTGCCCATTTATTAAAAAGCTTCGCTTGTCGAGCTACTTCCCATTCAAGTCTATTGAGATCAATAAATAAATCATCCTCAAACTCATAGGTTTCTTCATCGTGCATGATTTACCTCTTTATTGCATGTATACGCTCTGGGGTCAAGTATTTCTTTTGATATTTTTGTCGATTTTAGCCCGCTGTTCTTCAATTCTTCGGTCTTCAGCAATACGAAACTGTTGAATAGCGAGCCAACAGGCAAGGGTGAAACCAGGTCTTCCTTGATGTATGAAAGGATCGGTGAAAAGGGACATTATTGTAACAACTTCGGTGCTGGGATTTTGTAGCAGTTCTTTTTCAAAGTAGGTCATTACCGCTGACCTCGCGCTCTCTGCATTTCCCTTGAACGATGAAATCAAATCGCTAATCTTTTGCCATTTATCAGACCAAGTGAGCTTCTTACTGGAGAGTGTTCTACAAAGATCGATGATCATAGCCTCGTCATATGTGACATTTTGAATGACCTTTATAGCAGAGTCTTCGTCTTCCATATCAATGACCTGATCAAGCAGTTTGACAGCTTGACCAGGACTCCCCCAACTGACTTTATAAATTTTGCTTAGAAGCTTTTTAGACATCCATTTGCGATTTTCAGCTATGGCAATGCCTTCTAAAAGTTCTATCATAACAGGTCGAGAAAGTGGACCGACTGCGTACTGAGAACACCTTCTGATGATTGAATCCTTGAGCTTTTGAGGCTCAGTTGTTGCAAGTATTAAATACACATGAGAGGGAGGGTTCTCAAGAAGTTTTAACATGGCTTCTTGAGCAGGACCAGTAATCTGATGACATTCATCAAAGAACAGGACGATTTTATCTCCAGTCATGGGGTAAAGTGTTGACTCTTCCTGAATCTTTCTGATTTTATCGATGCCCCTGTCTTTCGAAGCATCAAATTCATGAAAGCCACTTTGCGTACATCCAAGTAAATCTCTGATAATGTACGCAAAACTTGTCTTACCACAACCAGCAGGTCCTGTAATAAGAGTACTTTTCGGTGGTTTAGGACGAGAGAAGTCTTTGCGTATTGCTGCTTTCGTGGTACTATTTCCGAAAACCTCTTCTAAGGAACCCGGTCTGTAACTGATATGTAATGTCATTTACTGATCCCCTCCCTCTGTTAAGAGTTAAACTAATTTGTGACCTGGTTTATAGTCTTCCAATTCATCTATCGTAACAACCCAGCCTCTACATTTGCCCTTTTGGATCCATTTGAGTTTCTTTGTCATGATCATGTGATCTCGAAGCACATAAAGGTCTGGATACATCAACTCTCCCTCTTTGTCACCTCTCTCATAGCGTTGCGCTATTCGAATGATGCAGGGAAGGTTGCTACGATACTTTCTTGGAAAAGAAATACTGTCAGGTCGAAAGAGGATAGTACGCTGTTTATAACAGCGATTACCATCAACCATCTTCCAAGCATCGTGGCTTAGATCGTAATTTACTGTACCTTTAACTGGCGTCATATTTATTTCACCTCCTTTCTTCAACTAACGGTATTTGGTGCCTCAGTACGCAGTCGGAACTCTATTTAACTTCTTTCTTATCGTACCAGGAACCATCAACAGGTGATACTTCGTGATCGATCTTGAGGGGAACTGTGATCCATTTGAATGTCTCTCTTGTCTTTTTCGTCCCGTAGTAGTCAATTATCTTGACTAATTGGGACACTTCATCGGGTATAGCATCTATGACCATAGAGTCATGAATCTGACCTATCATCTTTGATTTCAATGATCTACGTTCAATCTCTTTTTGAACTTGAATAAGTGTCCATAACAATATATGGAAAGCTGTGCCCTGTGCAGGGTAATTGGTACACTCATTCTTGGACATAAATGTCCTGAATCTAAAGCCTAAGAACGTCTCAATATATCCTTGCTGTCGATATATCTGTTGGATAGTGTTCTTCCATTGGGCGTACACTTTGAAACGTTCTGACCAGAACTTGTTTTCAACTATCTTGCAATGGTCTTCAAACTGAGCAAGCGTAGTGATGCCTCTCGCTTTCATGAGGTCTATTACTTTCTTACCTGAGTTCGTTCTGAGACTTTCCCGTTTAGCTGTGCGCCAAAGATTGACAGCACATTGTTTGTACCAACTTCCATAAAACTGAGGAAATACCCACTGATTCTTAGCATAGAACCTGAGCTTCTTTGATATTTCATCGGTAGATATAAGCCATATATCTCCTGCTGTATCTCGATGCATGTCCTGTTCCTGATCAGTAACGTTCGCAATCAAGGTAGGGTCTTGATTGTAACACGCATTAATAGCAACCTCGATACCGGAGAAGTCAGACTCTAAGAGACGATTTCCTTTACTGGGGATGATAGCTCTACGAGTTGCTTTCTTTGCTTGTTCATCCCGCTTTGGTATGTTTTGAAAATTGGGGTTGTATGCTGAACCTCGATATGATACAGGGATAATGAGATCGTAGAAGGGATGCATCATGCCATTATAGGTCTCTCTTATAAATTGGGAGAGATAAGTTCCTTCAATTTTTCTGAACTTTCTACGTTTAAGTATAAGATCAGCAATCGGCGATTCAAAATTGGTAAGAGTTTCCTCGTCAACCGATTTAACCATCCCCTTTTCTGTAGTCTTCTCAGAAGTGTAACCAAGTAACTCGTAAAATAGTATTCGCAGATCATTGTCCGAGAAATCTTTGTCTTTGATTTTGAAATCGCGTCCCGTTCTTTCTTTGAACAACAAAGCCTCATCACTCGAATACAGGTTCTTCTCAATGACCGTGATTCTTTTCTTAAATCGTTCTTGTTCGGCATGACAATATTCCTCGTCTACTGGAACTCCATTACTTTGAACATCAGCAAGTGCAATGCTTCCCTCATTGAAAAGATCGAATGCCTGTTTCAATCTCGGTCGTTCTTCGTAATATTTCTTTTGTTTTCTTAGTAACTGATTTGCCCAATAAACATCGAGCCCATTGTACAGAAGCAGATCATTGAGAGGTGCTTGATCTACCTTGTTGAAGGGAAAGCCTTTAAGATACCCATCGACAGCACCGCTCCAAGTCTTATGACCAAAATTGACATATGTTTGAAACTTGAGTGATGTCCATCCCTGTCTATTATCTTGAATGTGAGCGCCTTGTAATGTGCACCAATGCCAGTTGACGGGAACAACGTCAAGTATCTTCTTTGTCCAGATATGTTCGAACTTCGCATTATGAGCGACCTTGCGTATGTTCTCATTTTTCCATATCTTCCGTAGACCTCGTTTGATCTTGAGCCGTTGCTGATGATTGAACACTGATCCGTATTCATAAGGGAAAGCGGCAACTCTGCCATTTACAGACATCGATACTGTTGCAATACGGTGTCCCGGTATGTAGGGTTTCAATCCAGTAGTCTCGTAATCAACTACAACTAAATCTTGATTCATATTGACGTTCTCAAGGATTGATAGAGTGTCTCATTTTGAATGTGAGTGACAGCACGAGTTAGGTCATGATCATAAAATGCTTGTAGGTTAGCGTTCTTGGTATCTCTATTGGGATATGAAGGATGGTACATAAACATCAACCAAGTCTTCAACTCTTGATCAGGAATGATTGTGCCCCTCCACTTACCAATAGATAAACTATCAAAGTCCTCGCCTAAGATAGATTCTACTGCTACTGTACCCATGACCCAAATGAATTTAGGCTTCAATTCATTTATTGTTTTCATTACTGTAGGACGACAGCACTCTATTTCCTTAGATGTAGGAGTTCGATTGCTGTATCCATCTTTAGTTTTAATTGTAGGTCTACAGTTTACTGCGTTGATCCTATAGAAGTCACGTTTGAGATGAAGACCTTTAATGAGAAGCTTCTTTTTGAAAAAGTCCCCGGTAGGACCGATAAGTTGCGTGTTGAATTCGTCTTCTTGTTGTCCGGGTGCCTCAGCAAGTAACAGACATTTAAGTTTCCCTTCACCATGATAATTCATCTTGGGCGATCTACACTTTCCATATAGCCCACATCTAAGACAATCGGTTTCGGTCTTGTCAATGTGTACTGATGCAACCTTTCTTAATTGCTCTCGTGTAAAAAACCCTTCCATTTAAACCTCATCAGTCGAATTGACATCAGGCTCACTCGGGACACTTACATTCTTTAGATCAGGAGACAGTCTGATAATATGTTGAAATTGATTAGACCTAAACTTCACCTTTTGCAACTCAACGCTGTAGACCATTTTATTTGTGTAACTGAGTACTGACTTCAAGAACTCGATATTGACCCTAAATTTCATTTCAGGAACTCTGATCTCTGGCGGTAGGGCAACTGCTTTTGTCGCACTTGCAGTATCTTTAACGACCTGTGCAGAGATAAAGCCATCTTTGATTTCGATGTCAGCTAATCTTTCAAGCTGTTGTTCCTCAGCGGTAATGACACTCACGAAGTCGAGAATGTCGGAAGTGTTCTTGGGCAATTCAAGCAGAACACCTTTGACAGCGAAAGCCGCAGACAGATCAGGGTAATCCCCAAATATTTGTCTTGCACTAAAAACTACATTTTTGTCATTTTTGAAGTGGAGCCAATTTTCGCCAACAGCAAACTCAGTCATTTTGAAGTGTTTGATCTCAGTGGCTATGCGAGCGTCAAGAAGGACATCTTTCTCCGACATTGGCTGTTTCATCTTGAATTTTGTCACGCGATAATTATCACATGCTACGACTTTGTCTTGGTTAATGCATATACAGCACAGGGTGCCGTCTGCGGCGTTTTTAGATGCTGAGTAAGAGCAGAAGTCGATAGCTTCAACAAAGTCTTCAGGGATGCTTGTATATGATGCCTCAAGCTGCTCCTTTCGAATTGCGTCAATCATCTCGAATATCTCAGCGTCTTTATTTAGGGTCACGGAGATTTTTGCTTCTTCTCTTGTCACGGAGATTTTTGCTTCTTCTCTTTTGCCTTTTACGGAAAGAGTGCTTCTTTTTAATTCTACTTCGAGATCATCGGACTCAAATTTTTCTAACTGTTTGTAGAATAACTCTGACCTGATTGAACATTGAAAATCAGTTTTGAATGGATAGTAGATCAGAATACGGTTGTTAAAGGTGATTAGATTTTCACCTCCGAAGATAAAGTGACCAAGTTGTTCAAGATGATCGCTTCCTGCGACACCCATTCTTGCTATGGTCAATGTTTTAATCAGATCCTCACGATTCAATTTCATCAAAAAATTCCTCCCCTACTCTCATTAGATAACTGAGTTGATATTTTTTCTTCAGCCTGATGTTTCTAAAACCGAGAACGATACTGTTAGGATACAGATGTTTGAAAACTTCTTCGAGCGGCATTTTGCTGAAGGTTTCAGGATCTCCCACACCCCCAACTATTCGTATGTGGGTGCAAAGATCGTCAATGAATGCCACATACTTTTTTTCAAAAGCCG